TTGTTGCAGCAGGAACAACTGTTGATCTTACAACATCACCTACACTGATTGAAGCAGTAGAGATTCCGATGGTTGTTCCTGAACCAACAGATGTTCCAACTCTATCTGCAATTGCTTCTGTAAATTCAGAAACTGCGCTAGTGCTCATCGTGACGATTTGGTCAGCATAAGAGTCAATCGTTGCGACTCTGATACCGTTTGCCCAAGAACCTGGATTTCTTGAGGCGAAAGTTACATCCGCAATGGTATTGTTATCATAACCAAGTTGCTCGTAATGATCATCTGCCTTGATCTTAACGCTTGATGCTGCTCCAACAAAAGAGTTAGTCAGTTGATCATCATCTGCTCTTACAACTTGTAGAGTTCCTCCATATGCTAAGTATGAGGATGCTACCATCCAAGATTCATACTGCTTTCCTGTCTCATATGGTCCACCAAAGATTTTAAGAAGATCTGCCTCACTCGTAGTGAGAAACGGCGAATCAACTGGTCCTTGGGCAAAAGGTGCAACTATTGCACCGATAGAAGCTGATGTTGCATCAACTCTTCCAATCGTAAGATCTACTTCTCTTACTACAATTCCAGGAGATGCTAAATTTAGTGGCATCTTTATGTTCTCCTCTTTCCAGAATATTTCTAAAACTATTTAGAATAAGGGGCATTTTCAATGGGAAAACAGTGCGTAAACATCACCAATCTGGGTACTCTTCACGTATTATTATAATCTTTTTTCTATTTCTTATGACTCTATTTTTCATACAGTCTTTACATTCATAAGAATATGATGATGGTAGAGATCCCTTATTTTTTCTAGTTCGATAATAATCTTCCAATAGGTTCTTGACTTCTCCACAGGTCTTACATCTTCTATCAAGAAATAAAAGATGTTCTAAATCAACCTGCTCATCAAGATCCATTACTGATAATCCCACATATAAGAACGGTCTCCATATTCATCAATATGCCATGTATCACCAGAATTATCTACAAATGAAGTTTCACCTAGACCATCATCCAAAAATCCAAATGGTGCCATATCTTGATCAATTTGATTTTTTTGTTCTTCGTAGATTCTTTTTCGGACATCATTGTCCGTCATCTCTTTAAAATATTCTTGTGCTACTAACCAAGCAAAAATGACAAGACACATTGCAAGGTCATCATTACATCCCTCTTCTGCTTCAAAGGAATTGTGCTTTTGTGCAAAGGTGGTCAATTCGGAAATAATTTCATAATCTAATGTAAGTAACTTATAATCTTCAACCATCATCTTAAGGTTTGAACAACCAAGTTTCTTAACTTGTGCAGTTGTTCTTACGCCCATCTGCGATTTCTTACCAGAAAAACCATGACCAACAACTTGACCAGCACGACCTCTCATTGCTGCCATCAACATATTGTCGTATTCCAAATCATAATGGAGAATGTTTGCTACCTGCTCTCCAATATCATTGACTTCTACCAATACCCAAGCGTTATCATACCCTTTCGCGGTTTGTTGTATAATATTTGGGAATAACATTGGTTTTACCTCATTATTCCTATATTTTGCAACTACTTTGTATGGAAATTCTGTAATATCAAATACGATAAATGCGGAATAATCTTTACCCAACCCACGAGCAACATCGACAGTAAGAAGGTAGTTATGTTCCGGTTTATATTCTTCGTATATATCTAACCCAGCATTCTTTTTGATAGGATCTTCATAGATAAGATTTTTAAGAATCGCAGGATTGATTAGTGTATTGACTGATCCAAGGAACTCACACTCAAACTCAACTTTAAACTGCTGCTCAGAAGTATTGGCAATAGTCTGTTCCTTCCAAACATCATCTCTACCGGGGACTTCAGACCAATGAACGTCGGTTGGTATGTATTCATTTTTACCTTTTTCTGCATCGTGCCACATACGGTAGAAGTGATTCATACCATGTGGCGTGGATACAATAATTACTTTGGTGTTTTTGCCAGAAGTAATAGTAGGATAAACAGATGCAAAGAACGAGTCTGCAACATGGTTTGGAACGAACGCAAACTCGTCGAGGAAGAGGATGTTAAACGACATGCCTCGGACAGCACTTGCAGACGTAGAAGATGCCAGTATCTTACTCCCATTCTCTAACTCCATCGATCCTTTATTCCAGGATAGTATACCCTGCTGCATCCATTTAGGCAAGTTCTCATATGCAGTTTGCAGTCTGCTTAATAATTCTCTAGCTGTTGCTGCTTTGTTAGCAAGAATGCCAATATTTACACTATCGTTAAAAACTGCATAATGAAGTAAATATGATACCACAGTCGTAGATTTGCCAGTCTGACGTGGCATCTTACAGATGTTGAATCTGTTGTTATGAAAATTATGAATTAATTTTTCTTGAAAATCATATGGATGAAACTGTGTTAGACCCTCATCAAGTGAAATAATTTTAATGTAGTTATTAGCAAAATATGCAGGATCTTCTTTACATTTGAGGAACTCAATGATTTGATCCTCTGTAAATTCAATCTCCGTATTTGCTTTTTTTAAATTCGGATTACCAAGATATACTTCACTCATAAACTAATCAACAATTCCAAGCTCTCAATGATTTATTTATTCTTGAGTTTGGATCGTTAGCAGTTTTGGAAGAAGTTAGTTTCTTTTTCATTCCCTTCATTCTTGCACAGAATGATGATCTACGCTTATTACCAACTTCTTTCGAAGGTCTCTTGAGATCAGATCCAGGGTTCTCACGCTCATAGGACTTTCTGCCCTTTTCGTTTAATCCACCCTCTGGATCCTTACCGGACTTTTTTGTCCAGTCTTCTCCAAGAACATCTTGATTGGTGATCAAGTTTGTAGTTTCATAATCAGTTGGAATATAATTATCTCTCCAGTTAGAGAAACCTTCTTTCTTCACACAGTTGTTATAGGTCTTACCAAACATTTTTTTGGTGCCTTTCTTTTCATATCCAGGCCAGCACTTCTTTGCTTCTTCAATAGCATCAGCAACAGCAGAAACTTTTTTAGATTGCTGTGAATGCAGTTTAGATGCACCTTTCAATTGTGATGAAATTTCTTTCAATTTATCTTTCTTTGATTCGCCAAGTTCAAACTCTTCTTTCTTGGTTTTGTTCCCCCAGTTTTTAGCGCCAACCTTACGACACTTGACTAAAGCACCAGAAGCATAAGCAGAAGGCCATACATCATAACGAGACTTGACCTTATTATAACAAGCATCTTTCTTACCCTCATCAACTAGTTCACCTTCTGGTTCAAATGATTGATTCAACATTTTATTATATTTCATATTTCTATCACCCAATGCAGCACCAACTCTGTTGACTACACCACCACCCTTAGATCCAGGTAAAACTTCTTTTTTAACTTGTTTTTTGGCGAGAGGATTCTTGATATCTAGATTGGGATGTCCAATATATCCATCACCGGGTTTACCAGCTAAAAACTCATCAAGTTGTTCTAAGTCTTTTCTCCAGTTTGAATAAGATTCTTGAGTCACGATTTTTGCCTTCCCTTTTCTAGTTGGATTTGGATCTTCTGCTCTCTTTTTAGAAGCACGTTTGTTTCTTTCATCTTTACTCATTGATGCACGGTCATCTGCATCACGACAATATGGTTTTGTTTTCTGTCCTGGTTGTTTTGCACAAGGTTTCCCATCATACTTACCACCAGTCTGTTTCCATCCACCACCCTTAAACCAATCACGAAGAGAATATCCTTTATCCTTAGAAGACTTGCCGTCACTTTCTACAATACTTTTCATATATTTGCTACTCAAACCTTCGCTTACTCCTCCTCCATTACCACCGTTGGATCCAGAAGAGCCACTCCCATTACCATTACCACCATTGCCATTACCATTGCCATTAGAAACATTGCCATTTCCATTCTTCTTAGTTTCGGTTTCACTATTATCTTCAGACTTTTCTTCTTCTCTTTCTCTACGGAGATAACCACCTAGACCTACACGATATCCACCAGGGATTCGCTTACACTTTTTATCAGTATGGCAGTAGTAATAACCCTGCTTACACTTTTTCATTCTTATTAGAATTGGTAGTATTACTATTTAGAAAACCTTGTTTTAATAGTTTTTGTAGTTCTGTTGTAGACCCTACAAACACTGCATTGTTGGTAACACTGTTAGGACCACTCTTAGTATTATTTTCTTCAAGATCTTTGAGTTTCTTTTGAAGATCTGCTAGTTTATCAGTTGTATCTGCAACACTTTTAATTAACTGTCCAGCAACTTCATATGCTCTAGGACTTGCACTTTCACCTGCAAGTTCCATAATTCCATTAATTGCTTCTTGACCCTTTTCTATTAAAGAATATAAATTGGCACGAGTGTACTCATAGTCCTTTTGTATATGAGTATTTTCTTCCGGTCTTTTAATAGGAACGTGTTTTTCTTTTTCTACAATACTACTCTCCACATTAAGTGCATCATCAATAGCGTCAAATTTAGACATAATAGTTAGATATCAATTTTTCTTGTGGGACTGTATGCTTTGCTATCACCAAGATATGTAAAGGATTCATTGAAACCAAAATCATCTTCTGGTTCAATCAATACATCATCGGCAGCAGTAAGTAGATTGATAATTGCATTTTTCAAATGCGTTGCCTTAACTGTTGAGTCATAACCTCTTTCAACATAAAGTTGAGTAGAAGTTGGAATAGAGTCAACATACATTATCTCATTATCTATGATAATTCTATTTCCTATTTCAAAATTGGAACTATCTACAACAGGAATTAAAGTCTCTGTATCATTAATTGTTAGAGTAAGATCTCCAGTTTGATCATTATCATAATCTTTCTTCGCTTTAGGAGTTACAACGTAACGCATCTGCCTTGTAGCAGTCTTCGTATTGGTAGAAGCATAAGTGTCCACAGTAACTTTTTTGATAAGACCTTCTGGACTATCAGCAATTCCACCGAATAGATATGTTTTGGCAGTAAAGTTCAGTGTGTATATTAATGCTCTTCTACTACTAAAGTCTCCCTCATAATCATCCTGCATTGAAATATTGTTCAAAATTATAGGAATATCCCTCTTTTCGCCAATAGAATCTACTAAGTTAATTGTAATATTAAATGATGGTTGAAAATATGGAAGAATCTGCTCAACAATCTGCAAAGCATCATCATTTAACTTGCAGAAAATATTCAATTGAAAACCAATATTATATGGAACAGGCATATAAACCTTTTTCATTTGACTATTATTTGTAGTCTTAAAGGTTTGAGTAATTCCTGCTTTTCTTGAGGAATCATATTCTAAAGATGTCATCTCAAATGACATTCTTGGCAGTGTTATCTGAACAGCTTTATTTAAATTTGCTTGCTGATCAATTCTTGCTAAAAATTTCTGTGCAGGTCCATATGCTAAAGCAACTTTCTGATCACTGATAACTTGTCCTTGTTCATTTTTGTGCTGAATTGAAATGCCATTGAAGAGAGTACCAAAACCAATGATAGTCTTTCTAATGATCTCGTGATAAAAATAATTGCCTAACATTAATATGAACCAAATGGGTTAGATTCTGAGAAGTCTAAGATGAGATCTGACTCATCTTCTAATTCGTCGTTTTGTTGGTATTTATCTGTCAGAGTGGTACTTGCACCTCCAACATACTGAATATCATATGCTGCTGTAGATTTAGCACCAGTAATTTGTTCACCGGCAAAGAATCTTCCAGTAACAATACCAACCTCTAAGATATTCGTATCAGTATCCCAACGCTTGACACGAGCAGTGGTGTTTGATTCCTCTCCAGTAACAAGTTCATTGAACCAGAAAGTTCCAACTCCAACGGTTGCGGCAGTTCCAACAGTAACAGTTGGTGCAGATCCAAGATATCCAGCACCAGCATCTGTGATACGAACTGCGCTAATAGTAACTGCAGAACTAACAACTGCTTCTCCAGTAGCACGGATATTTGGTGAAAGTGATGCTGCAGCAACTGATATTGAAGGAACGGTGCTATATCCAACGCCACCGTCCGAAACACTAAATCTAACAACACCTCTCTTGTCAGTATTAATTCCACAAGTTGCTGCGGCACCTGCTCCGCCACCACCAGTAAATGTCATTGTTGGTGTAGAACCTGTATATCCAGTACCAGCATTTGTTATCAAAACTTTATCAACAGAGGTTATTCCACCTCTAGTTGTTGTGATTGCAACAGCAGATGCAGTAGTTCCTGTTGCCACTACAGTTCCATCTGGTCCTGTTGGAGCCGAGAATGTTACAGTAGGAGCACTTGTATATCCAGAACCATCATTGTTTAGGAACAACTGTCTAACATATCCAGTTCCAACGTGTGCAGTTACAGAAGCATTAGTTCCTGTAGAGAACAGTTGCAATTCAATAATATTGCCTATATCTTCAATTGTCTTATCTATTTCATCGATAGAAGTATCAATAACTTCATCCTCATATTCAAAGAGTTCGCACTGAATTTCGTAAACATAGTTTTTACCTAACTGATAGAAAGGATTTTCATGCTCTACAAACTTGACTTCAAATAATCTTTGTCCGAGAGGAAAATATACTAAATCTCCTTCTCTTGGTCTTGATGCAAGTTCAATCTCAAGATCATTTTCATCTTCTAAAAATGGTGAGATAAAGTCTTCAAATCTTTCTTTAGATATGGTAAGACTTACTTCATCTCTAACACTAACACCAAATTTTGTCATAATGTCGCCAGCACCACCATAACCATCAAAGTTATTAAGATATGCTTCTAATAAAAAATTATCATCAAATTTTGAAGATTGAATTTCTTCTAGAATGGTCTGTCTTCTGACCATTTTTCTTGGGATATATGTAATTTCTACCCCGTATATTTTTAGTTGCTCATTGATAAGGTCCTGAATAAGATTTTGTTCGGATCTAGAACCTTGCAGAAAGAAGGGATTTAAAGCCATTATCCAATACAATCGAGGGGTGGAATTTCAAAATCCATTGACATTCTTGACATCAATTCCGATATTTCTCGATCACCGTCATCATATATTTGTCTCCCATTTAATTCAATTCCTCCAGGGAGTTTAACTCCACCAAACTTAATTAAATTGGATCCCCACTGTCTCTTAATTAACGAAGTAAGATACTTTTTAATAAAACTATCGTTATATACTTGATTAAATGTTTCTGGATCTAAAGCACGATAACAATCAATGATAATAAAATCATCTACGTTTTGTGCTCCCCAGTCAATATCCAAATATAATCTATCCGATCTCTTATTAAATCTTATCTGTTTATCTGTAGTGAGAAGAAAATCAATATCCGAAAGATATCTTTTTGTCATTGAATACTGCAAAAGTTCAATTGAATTGAACTGATACATATCATTCAAAAACAGTTGATATTTAATGCTAAACATTCCTCCCGAAATGCTGCTTGTATCAAATCTAAATATTTTTTCAACACCAACTACAGAGTCTGGAACTTGAATAAAATTTGAAGTTTCATAGAAATTTGACGTTGTAGTTCCATATCCACTAATTGATGTAGATGTGGCACTTGTAGTTACAATTCCAACTCCCGTAGTTCCTTTTGCCTGTCCTCTGTCCACATCTTCTTGAGTAACTTGATACTTAAGAAACATTCTTTCGACACCATCATAGTGCCTTTCTTGATAAAATTGCAGGGCATCATCAATCAGATCATCAACTTGATCATCATCTACGTTGATTTCTAGTACTGGAGCACCCAAACGTCTGAAACAATAATCAATCAGTCCTTGGCGTGTTGATGGTTTTGCCATTTAGAATTCCTCAGAATCTATAACCGTCTTGGTTGTGGTTTTTTTTCTTGTTTTGCCTTCTTGCTGTGCCTCTTCAAGTTTCTGATTTGCAACAATCAATTTTGCTTCCAAGGCGATAATCTGGGAAAGCATGTCCGCAGATTTTTGTTGATATACCATCAATAAAGCTCTATAATCAACTTCATTCATAATTGGATATAAAAAAAGGTGGGAACTCCCACCTGTATTTATAAGTTATCTAAAAGTTATCAAGTGAATGTTCCACCATCAACGGTGATATTTTCAAGATTTCTCGTAGTTCCTGTACAAGAGATGACCTGTGAAACACCTGCACAGTCGTTGACGTAGAGTTCTCTAATCTCAATTCCAGAGTAACCTGTGTTAGCAGTTGCACTCAAGACACTGTTAGTTTCTGATACGTCAGATCCAAATACAATTCTTCCAACACTATCATCCCAGTATACTGCTGCTTTCTTGGCAGAACCGGAATAATAGTGAAAGAGGATACCAACGTCAATGTTTGCATCACTACTAGGTGCAACCAGATTACCACTACTGTTAACAAGACCAACTTCAATCAGAGAGTCTTCAACCTTTAAGGTTTCAGTATTGACAATTGACTGCGAACCAAGAACTGTAAAGTTTCCAGTAACAGTCAGGTCCTCTGCACAGGAAACGGCACCGGTTGAATTAGTGAGCGTAAGAGCAGATGTACCATCTCTTGCTTTAATGTCAGTTACTTCAATTGTTGGAACATCAATCTTAGTTGTAACATTAACGGTGCTTGGAAGACCGATTGTAACAGTCTGGTTTGATGCTACAGTTTCAATTTCGTTTAGAGTACCTGCAATCGTCAGAGATTGTGAATCAAGATCAACAGCACCAGTTCCAGAATCACCAGCTAAGTCAAGATCTTGTGCAGTTACTTGATTGTCAACATATGCCTTAATTGACTGTTGAGTCGCCAGTGCGGTTGCACTGTTAGATCCCATATTATCTTCATCGACAATACTGGTAATACCAACTAGTGTGGCTGATGCAGAACCAACCTCAAGTTGATTAAATGTGGCGATTCCTGTTACATTGGCATTGCCAGTTACAACAAGACCGGTTCCACCAGTGTGGGTCAGAAGTGCACTATCTTCAAGAACACCACCGGTCCCTGCAAGAACGACACGACCAGAGGTCAGATCACTGACAGTTGCGGAAGAAAGAACTGACTCTGCGCCACTAACATTCAATCCTCCACGGAGAATTGCTGCATAATTGCTGTTTACTACGTTGGATTGAGTAACCACCGCGTTACCCATAAGACTATGGGCAGTACACTGATAGTGGAGAACTGCAGGAGTTTCATCACCGACTGTTATTTCAGTATAAGTATTCTGGAAACTTACACCTGTTTCATATAATGTTGTCTTATCTGCTTCAAGATAAAACTTGAGGGGATGACTTCCCGTATTATCATGCGTAAATCTATAAGTTACGCCAGGTACAAGAGTCAGGATTGGAGATTCGGATCCATCAATAAAGTATCCAGAACTAGAACCACTACCGTTATATCTGTGATTAGCAGTCTTAGAAGCAACAGTAACGGCATATGTAACTGTAGTATTAGCAGCTTCAGTGCTTACCAGACTTTCATATCCGTAAACAGAACCACCAGCATAAACATCTCTCCACTGCTTATCAAACTCGCCCAAATCAACAGACTTGTCTGCATTAGGGACAAGACTTGAGATGAACTCACCACCGACGTTAATGTCGTCAGTATCGGCATCGCCAAGATTAATTGTTCCACCTTGGAAGGTTACCGCACCAACAAAGGTTGAAATACCTGAAACAAAGAAATCACTAGTAATGGACGCTGCAGCGCCAACAGTCAGATTCTTGGCGATTCCCATACCGCCGTCTAACTGAACGGCACCACTATTTACATTGCCGAGAGTGTTATTTGTAGTATTGGTAAATGTAGTGAGACCAGAAAATTCAGAATCTGCCTCAACATCAAGTGAACCCTGAACAGTTGTAACACCAGTAAGAACTGAGTTTGCTGAACCAGCGCCCCAACTTAAATTGCCAGATCCGTCGTTTGTCAGAACGGTATTTGCGTTACCTTGACCTATAGGGAGTTTATATGTGACATTGGCAGCCATACTAGCTGCTGATTGGATAAGAGTGCTATGAGCACCGTTATCGGTAGCTTCGAAGAAACGTACCCCACTACCAGCAGTAGCAGTTTCAGTACTCCAGAATCTTCCACTACCTACAAATTTATTTCCAGCACTACTTCCAAGATATAAGTCATACTTATCAGTAGTAAATCCGGGTTCTCCTATAGCTAGTGAGGGTAACTCGGTAAGAGCACCCCTTTTAAACTTTAAAATTGGAGCAGCCATTTTTTATTCTTTTCCTTTAAAGGTATTTATCAAAACAAGAGGTTATTACTCAAGTATCAAAATTATCACTTAAAAAGA